ACAGAAGTGCAGCACAAGGTGGTAACAGTAGGCAAGAGATTAATTACAATAACAAGCATTATGTTGCTGTGTGTTGGCTTGGTGGCTCAAAACCTACCGACAAACCTTCAGATAAAGCTGTTGAATCTGTCAAGTGGCTCTACGAACAAGTCGGTGGAGAACTAAGACCTCACTCTTCGTTCAAACAAACTGATTGTCCAGGAGATGCTTGGCGACAATGGATTATAGAGAAAAAAACAGCAACTATAGATGAACTAAAGAAAGCTACAAACATAACTGCAGAAGATTTATCTAATGCAAGTGGTCCAGAGATGGTACATCCACAGTTTATTCAGAAGAAATTAGATACAATTATTGCTAAACTAGAGAATATAGAAAATAAATTAAAGTTAGGGAGAATGATATAATGAGTGAAGAATATAAAGATTTAATTGAAAGATGTCTGTGGACATTTGTAGAAACATTTGCCTCAACACTTGTCATTACACCTGCGTTAGGTGTGGACATAAGTACATTAGAAGTAGCTGTCTTATCAGGTGGTGCTGCTGTATTATCTGTGTTGAAGTCTTTTGCTAAAAATAAAATAAGTCCACAACCAAAAAAAGTTTCTAAATAATCAAATATTACTAATAATCCTGTACACTTATATTGACAGGAGGAAAGTATCACAAAGAAAAAACTTATACCTGATGAATGGGGTAATAACTTTTATAAATCAGGTTGGCAACCAGGACTAGAAGTAAACGAACAGACAGGGCTAGGTGAGATAACTCACGTTGGTGTAGACCCTGATTACAGAAATAAATTCGATTCTATATTAAAAGAATGGGGATTTGACCCTGAATTATATTACATTGAAGGCTCTGTACGTGCATCTTCGTGGAATGTTCAGCTAAAAGGTGGTAAAACTGAAACGTTTTATGCATTTAAAGGCGTTGTACGAAAGAAAAATCCAGGACACGACAAGTATTTTCAAGAATTATTTAAACAAGCTAAGAAAAAACCACCATTAAAAAAGAAAACATTAGGTGGAGATACAGCATTCTTATATTTCATGGCAGACTGGCAGTTGGGTAAGCGTGACTATGGAGTTGAGAATACTATTAAAAGATATGACATAGCTTTACAAGATGCAGTTAATAGAATAAAAGACTTACGTAAACTTGGTGTGAATATAGATGAGATTTACATGATAGGACTTGGTGACCTTACAGAAAACTGTACAGCAGCATTTTACGACAGTCAACCCTTCAATGTTTCGCTCTCTCTCATTGAACAATATGCTCTTGCACGTTCTATGATTATGAAAACTGTTGAAACCTTCTTACCTTTAGCAGATAAACTTGTTCTTGCAGGTGTTCCAGGTAATCATGGTGAGATGTCTAGGTCCAGTAAAGGTCAAGTCTATACAAATAGATTAGATAACAGCGATACAATGCATTTGCAGATATGTCAAGAGATTATGAATGCTAATCCAGAACGATATGGAAAGGTATCAGTTGAGATACCAGATGGATTTCATCAAGTTATGAAAATTAAAGGTAAGACTTGTGCTTGGACACATGGTCATATGACAGGTGGTGGCTCTAATCCAGAAGCTAAGATAGAGAATTGGTGGAAAGGTCAGATGTATGGACACCTACCTAGTGGACAGGCAGAGATATTAGTAACAGGACATTACCACCATTTGCGTACTAAGTATCAAGGTAATCGTGCTTGGTTTCAATCTCCAAGTTTAGACAAGTCTATTGATTTTACAGAAAGGTCTGGACTATGGTCGCACCCTGCTGTTCTCACTTTCACAGTTAACAATAAAGGTTGGGCTAACTTAGAACTGCTTTAAATGTGTCCTCTGTTACAGTCATAACAGGTGTCCTTTGTATCTAATGGTATCTCTGGTACTTGATTACACCTTACACAAACAGGATAATCTTTTGCATCTGGACTACTCATTTTATCTCCCTATATTCATCACACGTTAGCTTACTACAGCATTGTGATTTATCATTTTTCTGTACCGAACAACATTTGTAAGTCAAACAGTCGTAACAATATGTTATTACATCTCCATTTTCAAATGACATTAGAGTTTACCTTTGTCTATAAGATACCAAGCTAAGTAGTTTAATCCTACAAAAACTAATATCAATACAATTACATCTAACATTACTCTTCCTCTTCTTTGTCTGCAAGTTGTTGTTCATCATTAGATAAATCAATCTCTTGTGCTATCCTCATTGTGTTTTCGTTGTGGTCATTAACAAATTCGTCTAACAGTTCTCCAATTCTTTTAGTGTTTAACTTTGTAAAAAACATAGTTTTCTCTACCTTTTGTCCACCACAAGCATTAGCTAACTTTATTGCCCACGCTTTTAACATCTTTGGCTCATCAAATATATTTGGCATTAAAATACTCCCTTTTTTGCTAATTCTTTTTCTTCTTTAGTTTTAATTATTGCATTACAAGTAATGATTGTATGTGCGTATGGGTTGCTTTCATCAGCTAACTTTATTTGCTTAATACAAAAATCATTACCATCAGTGTCAGTTGCATACTCTAAATGTTTTGATACAGGGCATACACCTGTTGTGCTTTTCTTACATCTTCTATCTAATGGTGCAGGTTGGCTAAAATCGTGATTAGGAAAACGTTTCTGTAATCTTTCAACCAACCTTTGCACATTGATACTAGCTTGTTCTAGCTCTTCCATTACTTAACCTTATCGTTCCAGTTAGATATGATTTCACTAGCAGTTTCTCCATTAATATCGCCACCATTGTATAGTTTTTTAAGTTCTGCAAGTCCATCAATGTTCTTGTCAGTAGCTTTAGCAACTATATCCTTACACCATTTAAGTTGTGCTTCGGTAGCAGGATTGCTTTTCCACTCATCTCCCATCTCATCACCTCCTTTATCAGTAATATCTTCTGTTACAAAGACTTCGTTAAGGTCGCCTAAACCTTTGTCTTTCTCTACAAGTTTATGGAATACATCAAGAAACGTAGTCATCTGTTCGTTATCCCAATCTTCTACTTCTTCTGGCATTTTAAGTTCGCTTACACATTCAACGTATGCATCTCTTTGATACTCTTTTAATTTCTCTGCATCAGATACAGTTGCCGACATAAGTTGTTTAAGTGCAGATGCATTGTTCTTTTTCTTTGGCTCTGCAACCATTTCATCAACAACTTTGTTCATAGCTTCTTTCTGTTCCTTAGTAGGTATTGGTGGTCTTTTTTTCTCTACCTCAACTCTATCATCTTGATTACCAACCTTAGACATTTCCTCTCTACTAGGTCTTGCTTTATTACTACCTTGATATATCCAGTTAGCTAAAGCTCTACCAATAGCAGATGTTTCACAGTTCTCTACCCATGCATCTTTGTTAGCAAAGCCACCTTGCCCTTTAGTTTCTTGTGCTATTCCTGTAGTAACTGGTCTTGCATCTACTTCCATTTTATATATCTCTGCTCTCACAGTTACGCAAGTTCCATCATCAGTCATATGCACTATCTCTGTATTAATTCTTGCTTTTGGATTTTCTTTCCAAAATATTTTTAGTCTTTCTTCTACTGTTTCGTAATTATCTAAATTAAAATTAGGCATTATTGTCCTTTCTCTATTATTTTATACACTCTTTGTCTTGATATCTTAAAAAGTTTTGCAATCTCTTGTATAGAAAGTTCCTCTTGCATTTGTTTTATTACTGTAAGTCTGGTCTTTCTAAACGCTTTGGTTTGTTTTTCTAGGTAATCTTCCTCATTTAACAAACCCTTAACTATCTTACTCCACTTACTATCCATTATTCCTCCTATCGCAATCTTGTTTTCTGCAATAACTTCTACCTACTGTTCGTTCTCTACCACTTCTATAATCAAACTCTGTCATACGCATACAACCACAAGTCCAATCTATTTGATTAACATAACTCATTATTCCTCCTCACTTTTAAATGCTTTCATTAACATATCTGCAATAGTCTTTTTAACTTTAAGTCTTGATTTCTCTAGTGCATCAATGATTTCATAGACATCTCCTAGCATTACAGTTTCATTGTATCTTTTTTGTGATGTAACAAATACAACATCAACTTGGTATAAATCTCCCCATGTAAGATAGATTTTTCCCTCTGCATTTGGTAATACAAACTTAATACCACCACGTTCTTTGTCTAATTTTTCAATGACCCACTCGTTCATCTCTATTTCTTTTTCATTAAATATCCTTACTAATCCATTAAATCCATAATCAGTATCAGATAATTGTGGTCTGCTCATACGTTTGTCCTTTCTTTGCTTGTTCTAATATCTCTTGTGGTGTAAGTAACAACTTATAAAAGAACTCATTGTTTTCTTTTATAGTTTCTATTTCCCACAAGTCCTCACGCATATTAAATATGTGTGCAGATATTCTTGGTATGCGAAAGTCGTAAATAAAAGTGTTGCTTGATACCTTTGGCTCACTGCTCTCTCTCGCAGTTATCAATATCCACTCAACTCTTTCACGTTGCTTTAACTTAGGCACTGGCTTATCTCTAAAGTATTGATAGTCCATTATGTAGATACCTTTTCTCTTTCATTATCTCCATAAACACCGATTTGATACAACCAATTTAACTGTTTATCGGTAGCTTTAAATGGAACTTTCTTTGATACTGCTAATACTCTATCATTATCCCAGTATCTATCATCTCTATACATATCACTATCGGCTTGTGTTAATTCCCTACCAAAAAACTCATTGATAAGGTCAACATCTAATACGCTATTGACATAATGTCTAGGATAGTAATAGCTTGTGTCGTGTTCATATTCGCCTGTCCACTCTGTAAACGTAACCATTGTGTATTCTTTTTCTAATGTATTAGGCATTACAACTCCTCATCTATTGGCTCGTACCAAATTACAATACTGTCATTTATTTCTAGCTCATACTTTGATGTATCTGCTAGTTCCTCTTTTGTATAAGAACTTTTATATCCCCAATTAGTGTGTCCATAATTGTCCTCTACATAATCATCTATATGTTCAGTAATATCTCTACCCATTACTGCACCTCGCTTTCTACCATTGTTTATTCCTTTTCTAATTCAAATGGTTGACCAAGTGCTGTGCCACAATCGACACACCACTTGTTACCATTTTCTATTACGTATTCCAAGTGGTCGCACATTAGATTACTTCGTTTTTGTACAACCACTTGTTGATTTGTGTTGCTATACGTTTTGCACCAATTTCGTTTGGCTCTATTTCGTTATAGAAACACTCTGGTGTCATAAATGTACGTGTATCTAGTACATCAAACTGTTGTCCTAAACTGTTGTTCCTGTTGTTATGAACGTTAGCTATTCTGTACAGTCTATCGTTCCACATTGATACTATTGATAGTGCAATATTATCTACGTTATTAAAACGTTGTGGATTATAAGCTAGGTTACCCTCGTAACAAGTAATGAGTAAGAACTTTCTACCACCTTTATTTAGTTGGTATAGTAAAGTTTCGTATGCATTACTTAGCTTGTCTAACTCTGCGTTCATGATACCCATAGTTATATTGTTATCTGTACTTGCTTTGAGTAAAGATAGTTTTGCAAGTAAGTCGTTACCACCTGCACTAATAACTACTGCGTTACCATAAACATCATTAACAACATCAATACAATCTGGAATTGTAAAACCATCTATGCTTATGTCGTTAACTTTTTTCTTGTTCTCTTTATAGTTTCCATGTGCTTGTTTGATTACATAGTCAACAGTACCTTTGCCTGTACCAGTATATGCTTTGCAATCAAGCACACTATCTCCCATAAAGGTAACGTTTGCTTGTTTGTTTACGTTTGCTGTCTTTAATGATATTGGTGTCCACTTTGTTTTAAAACTATTGTTAGTTGCAATAGTGTCAAACTGGTCATCAATCTCATACCAAGAGTTGTCAAACTCATCTATTCCTTTTGACATATTATCCTTTCTGTCAATATATATTGTATCACATATGTAAATATATGTGTACAAAAAAAACTATCTAGCTTTCGGTAGTTCAAAACAGGGCATTGAAAAGAACCCCTACTCACTAGATAGCTTGTAGCACACAAGTCTGAGATAAATAACTTCGTGTATGCCTTAGTTCGTTATCATACTTTGACCAGTCTAAGCGAGAGGTCATTTATTTCTATCTTATGTGCTACAAGCTACCTACTAACTTTTGGTAGTGAAGTCGTTGCGTTTCTATTTACTCACTACAAGCCGAAGTTAATTACTCTTCGTTGACCGACTATCTTGTATCTCACGATACAATATCTAAGTTATAGATAGCTTGTAACACACAGAGAGTTGGTATCATCTTGGCTAAGTGCCTCAAAAGTTTTGTATTGTACTCTCAAATTTCAAACTTTATACCTTTATGTGCTACAAGCTACCTACACTTTCATACGTACATATGAAGTAAAGGGGCTACAGCGTGTAAGTAGCTTGAAAGAAAGATGAAAGTTAGCGTACCAAACTGGAATTACATTGTTTATATGGTATTTAACATCACTATTGCTATTGATAGTGTTTCCAACCTTATGCGTTCCTTTCATCATTTCCTTTCTAAATTAACATTAACATATCTGTAATTATATGTTGTCTTTTTCTCTAATTTTTTTTTCTTTGTAAATATAAACAAATCTATTGACATGACTAGCTAACCAGTTAGCAATAGTTAATGCACCTACAATATAAACTGGAAGTAATATCCAAAAGTACAACTCTAACTTATTCATTATCTACTTTTTTATCTATGTCTAATGCAATCTCGTTCATCTCTGTCATAAATATTTTTATGTCATCATCATCTGCATTTTCATTTACGTATTCTGTAAAGTCATTTCTAATTTCTTTGTTTGCCATATAGGAACTTAACATATGAATAAAGAACTCTTTATTATCTTCGCTAAAGTGTTCTATTATTGCACGTTGTCCAGTAGCTAACATACGTAATCTGCTTTCAAGTTTCTCAACTCGTTTTATTAATTGTTCCAT